CTGAGTACCCAGCTCTACCTGTTACAGATTCGTACCCTTGTCTTGCCCATTCCATAACGGCTTGAGCTCCAGAAGGAGTTACTGGGTCATAAAGTGTCATGGTCATATCATCCCATTCTCTCTTGCCTCTAATTTTTCTATATGAATTGATGTGGTCTAATTTGATGACGTTATCGGTAAAGGTAGGAGCTTTTACATTCTTAACCATAAAGGAAGGAATGTTATCGATAAGCATCACAAATCTGTTCTGTACCTTTGGTTCAAAGGCTTTAAACATTATTTCGTTTGGATCTAATACTGCCATGTTGTATTTACTTTATTATAAATATCGTTAATTAAAAATTATCCACTAAAAGTTGCGCCAGTTGGTTCAACTGTAAAGTCAAGTACTATAAATTCTGCAGTTTTAGCTGGCTGAATAAAGATTTGACCTATAAGTTGATTTCTGTCTACAACATCTGCCGTGTTGTTTGTGTCATCCATAACGACTCTGAATGTATAAAGACCTTGTCTCTGTACAACTGATTCTAAATATGGATTAACTATTGATAAGAATCTATTTCTAGTCGCTACTGTATTTTGTTCAAATACTAAGTTTCTAGCTTGATCTCCTAAGAATTTCTTAAGTTGAATCAATAATCTTCTTACGTTTACTCTATCTAAAGCACTTGCCTTAGTCTGTAATGTCTTTTGTCCAAATACTGCAATACCTTGTCCAGGGAAAGTAGCTATTGGATTAACTTTACCGTCATATAAAAGATCTCTTTGACCTCTTGTAAGTTTCTGTTCTGCTTGAATTACTCCAACTACTCCACCTCTTACTAATCCTGCTGGTGCAAACCATGGTGCTGAACTATTATCTGTGAAAGCATAAACTCCTGGTATTACACAAGAAGAAGGAACGAATACGTTTCTACCTGTTCCGCCTCTTACTTGTACCCAAGGCCAATATGAAGCTGCATAAGAGCTATTTAAAGATGTAGCAGTACTTGTAATATTACTTACACTAGATCCGTGATTATCTAAATCTACTACTGCGATACAATCTCCTCTAGATTCTGCTAAAGTTATTACTTTATTTAATACTCCTGCTTGATCTGCATTTTCGTAGATTAAACCTGGAGTTGAAATTATATTAAAGATATATTCGTCTTTATTATCTAATATTGAAATAGCATCAGTATAGTTACCTGAAGTTAAACCTTGTGAGTTAGTATTAGAAATAGAAACTCCGTATAAAGCTGATGCAGGAGCATTTGCTCCAGTAGCTCCGTGGAATGAACCACTTTCTGCTATTGGTAAAGATCCTGTATAAGTAGGACTTGCTACAGTAATTCCATCATTCTTTAAGTATCCTGTTGTTTGTGAATTTACAGAATCTACATAAACGAAATTAGATTTGTTTATATACTCACCAAATGTCTTAATATAGGTTTTAGTACCATCGGTAGCTTTACCTTTATATTGAGTACCTATTTTAGTTTCAATGTAATTATCAGACTCTGGGTCTAAAGATATATTGTTAAATGTTTCAAGTACTACTTTTGCATTGTGGCTATCATCCCCTCTTCTAACTAATAATGTAAAAGTACCTTTTTTAGCATCAACATTTTGGATTTCCCATCTAAGGTTATCTACAGAACCAGATTCTAGTACTCCTCCACTTGAAGCAATTTCGTCGTTTGCGACAGCAATACCTGTAGAGTTGTTTAAAATTGTTCCTTTTCCTAATGTCTTAATAACGAATGGTTGAATACTCGCATTATCTGAGGATGAAATGTGTGTAGTAGTTGCGTTAGTAAATGATCCTGTTACTACTCTAGTTACTAAAACAGATCCTCCGCCTTGTTGGAAATAATTTTTGACTCCAACAGAAGTTAAGAATTCTTGTTTAGTTGAACCGGAAGTAAAGGTTTCTCCGAACTGTCTTACGTATTGATTATACGAAGTTACGATAGTTGGTTCTTCTACTGGTCCTTTAACAGTTGGTCCGATGATTGCTGCACCGGCTTCAACTGGAGCGGGACTAATAAATGAAATATCATTTTCTCTCGCAAATACACCTGGGGAGATGATTGTTTCTGCCATGTTGGTCTATTTTATTTTTAGTTTATTATAAATATCATTCAGGAATGTAAAACAATACAGTAAAAAAAGTTTTACTTCTCTATAATAAATAGGAAAGGAGGATGTAAAACCCTCCTCTCTTTAAACTATGTAAAAGTTTTTTAATTTTACTCTTCTACGACCTCTGGTGCAGCAGCTGTTCCTGACTCAGATTCAGGTGCTTCTGGTGCTGGGATAAATTCACCTTCCTTAAGATCTATTGATCCAATTCCGTATTTATCTTCTAGCTCCTGTACTAATCCTTTTTCTGATTCTCTTAGTTCAGCTAAGAACTCCTCTGCTTTTGCCTTTCGGTCATCTAGGTTAATTTCTGCTAAAGAAATAGTACCTAATTCTTGAACTAGAGCATTATTTTTATTGCTCAGTTCTTGTAACTTGTCAAGCTCTTCTTGAGTTAACTTTTGATTTGCCATAATTTTAAATTTAATTAATCGATTAATATATTATAATATAAGTATAAATAGTTTAATAAGCAACTTTAACCTATAATTTTTGTTACTACTGTCGGTTTAGCCGTTTCTAATAAACTTCCGGAAGCAGATTCTTTTAATATTGCAATATTGTCTGTGCCTAAAGCAGCAGTTACCCATCCTTGAATATCACTTTCTTTAATACTATCAAAAGATGTAAAGGTATCTGTAGCTAAATTAGATGTGTCTAAAGCTGCTGTTCCTAGTACTGAGTATTCCTGTTTTTCTCCGTCGAAGGTATCACTAGCTTTTAATTTATAGTGTACGTTAAAAATTACATCATTAAATTCATTAGCATTATCGTTAGATGCTGTTGGGTATGTATCTACTGTCTTGCAGTCCCATGTATATTTTATTGCCATTTCATTTGTTTTAATATAAATAGTCTAAGTTAAATAGTTCTGAACCTTCTAGAGTTATTCCAGTATACTCTAGCTGTTGCTCCTAAAAAAAGTTTCTTTTTTGTTCTATCATTAAATTCATTTCTTGCTGAGTTTAATTGATTGTTACCGTTTTGTTGTTGATCTTTCATTTTTTACTCTTATTTACGGATGACCAAATTCTTTCGTAAGAAAAGTACCCTACAGTTTTTATTATAGTATCAATTCCTCCGACTGCTAGGCCAAATTTAAAGTTCCCTGTTACTAACCAACTAACTAAGATCGTAATAGTTGTGGCTATAGTTCTCCAAATTAAAGTTTTTATTAATGTTTCTTTATAACTTACCACCCTCTCTCATTTTAGCTCTAATTTTAGTAGCTGATATTTCCTTTATAGTTTGAGGAGGTGCATGTTCAATAATTTCATAACCTACTCCTCTACCGTAATTGACTGATTCGATATCAGGAATTACTACTACTTTAATTCTTCCTTCCTTAATATAGTCGAATAAGACTGTCTCTATATTATTCTTTATTACCTCTGATGTCCAAGGTTGATCTTGATTTACTTCAACGTCTCTAATAGCTATACACACGTTTTTACCTTCGTTTAATCTTTGATCAATTAACCACTGGTGCCCATCGTGCCATGGTTGCCATCTTCCTATAAATAAACTATATTTTTTCATATCCTTTATCTCTTTCTAAATTAATTCCTATTGCTCTTTTACCTGGTGTTTTTGGGTCCATGTCGTTTATTATGTATCTAGGACCTCTTTCTATACCCATTATTAACCTATCGTAAGGTATATCGTTAGTTTGTAATTCCCATTCAGTATGTAATGTTAAATCTGTTGGTCTCGCAGTTGTTAATATAATCATATGTCCTTCTGCTTTTTTTTCAATTAAAAACTTTTTAGTGGATTCAATAACCTTTACTTCAGATTCTAAATATGTTTCAAATTTCCTATACTTAAATATAGTACCATCTATATCACAAAAATATGTATTAAATTTTTTCATCTAATCCTAATTTTTTTGCTATTAACTTAATCGATTCTTCTGGGGTGTCTATAGTTGTATTGATATCAATAAAATCTAAATCTGGTTTTTGAAATTGCATTACGTGGTAGTTTTCTCTACCTCTTAATTCTTTTTCTAAATCATAATGAATAAAGAGTTCATGTATTTGCCACTTCATTATATCCTTAAACTCTTCTCTTTGGTCTAAGTAAGGAGAAACTAAAGATACAATTACATCTTTACCTTGATTATGTAAATAATGTGCAATTTTTTGTGCTGCATCTACATTTGTTATTCTACCTTTAATAGAGTAATCTTTATTTGTAAATAATTCTCTCATTTCATCTCCATCTATACGGTATGCATGAGGTAAGTACTTTTCTTTGAGTAGATTTGCTAAAACTGTTTTGCCTGAACCAGGCTGTCCTGTAAACCAGTATATCATATAATTATTATTTAAGGAATTTGCCGTCCCAGTTTATTTGTTCTGGGGATAGATGTACACAGTATGTTTGTAAAGATATTATTTGATAAAACATTTTTGAAAATATCCAATCGTCGTGTCCTGCATTTTTAGATAAGGAAGGGTAAACGTGATGTAAATCAGGATATAATTCTAGTAATGTAGGCATGTGCCATAATTGAAAAAATCCATACCCTTTAAATCTCTGTACGATCCTATCAGGTTTATCAAAATAATCTTGAGGTTGAAAATATTTAAAATCTTCTTCTTCATCTACATTTACTCTACCCATAGTATATAAATTAACTGCTCTAAATGAACCTTCATCTAAATACTCCATATAGTGTCTGAATGGACCTTGAGTTTGTAAAGTGTCCGCATCTACGCATCTACGTTTGACTGAGCCTATAATTTGAGGTCTATTAACGTTTTCGTCGGTAGGGAAAGTATCTCCAAAATTATTAGGGAGCAACACATCTGCATCTATATGTAAATACCATTCTTTTTCGTACCCTACATGATCTAAAGCTTCATTTATTGCGCATCCTTTGGCAAAGTTTCTAGAATATAGAGTTTTAGAGAATATAACATCTAATTCGTGTTTCTCACATAAAGCAAGAGTTTCTGTATCTTCAGGTATTGTTACTATAGTCCAACTTTTAAAAAAGCGTTTGTTGGGCATACAGTATTTAAATAAGTGTGCGTAATTTACACATACAGTAATAGCATGTATATCTATATTCATAACTGGTTAAATAAAAAATTATAACTTACTAATATGTAAACCACCCTGAGTAATCCAGGTCTGGGTACATTTCTTTTACTTTATTAACGTCTGGTGCAAAATAAATCTGCAAGAATTGTTGAGATGCTTCGTCTAAAGAAACATCATAAGTAGCTTCATGAACATCTTTATATCCGGGATCTTCTGTTAATTCAGAAGCTCCTAAAAACTTTAAGATTTTATTATACTCTCCTAATTGATCTGCTTTAATTCTTTCTTGTAATGCTACGTAAACGTTTTGTGCTCCGAATGCATCTCTAAAAGCTTTAAGATTATCGGAATACTTACTTCTATTTAAAATAGAATTTTTAGCTTTTTCGCCACACATTAATTCTGTAGCTTCATTAAATGTTTTGCCTTTAAATCTTGCTCCAAAATCTTGATTTGGTCTTTGAATATGGTTCCAATGACTAAATGCCCTTTTGATAGGGTCTCTTAAAAGTATAATAATTTTTGTTTCTGGGTTTAGTGAAGATTTCATTCTCTCTAAACACCCGGAGTTTTGTTTCTCTTCTAAATGAAAATAGTTTGGAGATGCTTCTCCTTTATGGGGCCTAGCTAATGGAAAATACTGTCTGTAAAATTCTATACCTTTATCAAAATTTGCTTTTAAGTTAAAGAAATCTAATTCTTTAGACCCTTCAGACTTTAATCCACCTGCTAGAGTAGATGCGTCTATTCCGTAACTTTCATGTACTCTTTTTTTCCACCAAGGTGTAACTACGTACACATCTTCGTGTTTATTAAGGTTGATAGCGGCAGCAGAAGTACTAGCTTTCATAGCACCTGCTATTATAAATGTTGGATCGTGTGATTGCATAATATGTACTTATCTTTATAAATATACGTAAATTAATTCAAATAAACAACTATAGTATTTATTTATTTTCTAATTTTTCTAATCTTTTAGTTAAACTTTTAATTTCTTTCTGTTGTTCTTTAATTCCTTCTAATAATAAAGGTATTAGTTTTTCATATCTAACAGCTTTAAATTTAGTTCTTTCTCTTTCAGTAACCATTAAAGGATATACTTCTTCTACTTCTTGAGCTATAACTCCAATATCATGTCCTTTATTACCATGAATTCTTCTTTCTTCAAATTTACTTAAAGGAACCCAGTCAAATTCAACTCCTCTAATTCTAAAGATTTTTTCTAAAGGGTCAACTATTTCTTTTATATTCTCTTTTAATCTTCTATCAGAAGTAGAATACGCTACAATATCATTACCTGCATCTATTCTTCCGTCCGTGGAAGAAGGAGTTTTATTAACTCCTAATGCTCCTGCAGTAATTTTTAAATCTCCTGATACATCTAATTTAGCAGATGGTGAAGAACTACCAATACCCACATTACCTCCATATCTTTGAAATAATAATTGACCTGAGTTACCACTGTTGTATGTTTGCCATTCAAATATACCATTACCATTTTGTCTAATATAAGACATATTACTATCACTGGAGCCCATAGATAATGCTACTCCGCTAGTACCGGTATATTTAGAAGAAATTCTTGCGGTTCCTCCTCTGGTTAAAGGTGTTTGATCACCAAATGCTGAATTACCGTTAGTATCTATAAGAATACTTTGTCTATTTAAACCACTTGTTAGGTTATCAGAAGAAGCAAATATACGTACTCCACCTTCTCCAGCTAATCTAATTATCTCATCATTGTAAGTAGCTGCAGTGATTACAGAATGAGATTCTCCGGCTGTAATACTTAAATCCTGTCCTCCTGCTGCTTTAATATGATCTGTTTGAACTATACCTCCACTTGTGATACCGTAAGTATTGCCGCCGTTAGAAAATAATCCACCATCAGCTCTAATATATCGAGGAGTATAAATATTTTTAGCCGTACTCTGATTAAGTCTTAACCAAGAAGTATCATGACCAGAAATATCACCTACTACGGTATTTTTATATTTAATAACCAGTTGATTACTAGTATTCGTTAATTGTATTTTGTCAAATTGTAACATATTGTATAAATATTATAATAATCGTCTAAATGTAAAATGATGTTTTCTACCGCCAGTAGTCGATGTCATTGAATTTGTATGAGCAAAATTCTGTTTGACCTGTAATTTCAAATCGTTAGCATCAGCACTAAATGTTCTTAAAGTTCTTAATTGTATAATAGCATTGTTTGAAGCGTGACCTGCTTGGTGAAGTACTATTTCATCAAAATTACTACTATTAGTATTTTCAGAGTACCAACTCATCATTCCTGATAAACATTCGTAATAGGTTCCACCACCAGCACCAAAATCTTCAACGTATAGTTTTACAACATAAGTTCCTGTTGCTAAATCAGTACCGTTAATTCCTGTGTCAGTCCAAGTATTTTCAGCAAGGGTGTATGTCATTTGCGCGTTATATACTTGATCTATACTAGTACCAGTTGTCATTGTGATACCCTGGTGTTTAACCTTTCCTACAACTTCTAGTTTCTCACCAGGCGAAGTAGTTCCAATACCAACGTTGCCGTTATGGTTAATAAACATACGTGTTTTTGACCCAACTGCATAACTATCTGTTGTAGCAAAATACATTTTAGTACCGTAACTACCATCTGATCTTGTATATATACCTGCATCTGCGGATTGACCATTATTATGATCAGAAGCTCCAAATGTTATTGCACTACCAAAATGGTCTGTACCGCTTTCTGGATCTAAATGTATTGCTCCTTCGCCAGTACCTGGGGTTGTTTCATTCCAATTAGCTGAACCTCCTTTGACTATTATCCCACCGTTATTTCCACCATTATGTACTCTTAATCTCTCAGTAGCAGCGGGTTTTAATACTATATCGTTAGTGTTAGCTTGAAATTCTAAATTTCCAGATCCTTTTTGTACTATTCCTGCTCCAGATAAGTAATTTTGTATTGTTAGTTGGTTTGAAGTACTACTCCCCCAGTTTATAGTATTGTATTGTCCTAATTGAATATTTGCAGAAGTTTGAAAATCTGCTCCTGATATTACAAAGTTACCTGTTCCTCCGTTTTGCCTAGGTCTGAAGTGTGTTTCACCTGGTCCTCCGTTAAAATAAACGTTGTTAGAATTTTCATATATATAAAATCTGTCAGCGCCTGCTTCTTGGAACCTCATATAGTAGTTGTCAGTAGCACCTGAGGCATCGATGGTTACTTGGCTGCTAATATGTGCATTTCCGTTTATATCTAAACTTGTTCCAGTTAAAGTCCCGGCAGCAGTTATAGCACCCTGGTAAGTAAATGTCATATTACCAGAAGAATCTGAAACCCAAGTATGTGTTTTAAAACTAGTTCCGTAATATTGCCTCCAGTTTACTGTTGTTCCACCGGCATCACCACCATCTAAAAAGTGTGGGTAATGATTTCCAGCCGCATCATATGCAGTATAGTATAAATGCCCGTTGTGGTAATTGCCAGTGTTGTTGAAAGTTTTAGCACCTGTAATAGTTTCTGTACCGGCTAAATGAACAACAGCACTATCAGCAGCAGCTCCTAAGGCTGTTTGCATTTCTGCT